AGAAACGCTGCAAATGGATGATAACGATGGTTGATACAGTCGCACAAAAAACAAAATTTGAACAACACAAAGAAGATGTTGCAAAGCAAAAAGTTGAAGAAAACTCAGAACTAGACAAAGCTTTTATAAAATCAGACGAAAGGGTATTAGATCCTAAATTACTAGACAAATCACTACTTGACAGAATGCCTAATCCTGCGGGATGGCGTATGCTCGTATTACCATACAGAGGTAAAGGGCAAACAGAAGGCGGTATTCAATTAGTAAAAGAAACTGTAGATAGAGAAGCTCTATCAACTGTTATCTGTTACGTTTTAAAAGTAGGCCCTTTAGCTTATAAAGATAATAAATTTGGCGAGTCAGATAAAAGATCTCCTTGGTGTAAGAAAGGTGATTGGATTTTGATTGGCAGATATGCAGGAACTCGTTTTAGATTAGAAGACGATAACGAAGTTCGCATTATTAATGATGATGAAGTGATTGCAACAATCCTTGATCCAGACGATATTAAATCTTTATAGGAGTAAAGAATGAGCGAAGAAGCACAAAACATAGACGTAGAAATTACAGAAGAAAAAATAGAAAAAGCAGCACTTCCTGAGAACAGAAGAGTAGAAGAGGAAGTACAAGATAGTGCTGTTGAAATTGAAATAGAAAAAGATGTATCAGCTGTCTCAGAAGATGAGGTGAAAGAAGATTTTGAAGTTTCTCCTAGAGTAGAAGAGAAAGCTAAAGATCAGTCAGATGTAGAGAAGAGAGCTACACTTGCACAAAACAGAATCAACAAAGCTGTAGCACAAGCCAAGGAGTTCCAAAGAAGGGAGCTGATGGCTATTCAATATGCTAAAGATCTTAAGGATCAGAACGAACAGTTAAGACAATCACAAAAGTCTTTTCAAACTAGTTATGGTGATGAGTTTGGTAGCAGGGTTGAATCTCAACTTAGCTTATCAAAGCAAGCATTAAGACAAGCAACTGATGCTGGAGATTCTGAAGCAATAGCAACCGCAACTGAAGCATTGAGTATGGCTACTTCTGATAAAGCTAGACACGAACAGTATCTAGCTCAACAGAAACAATACGAAGCTCAAGAACAAGCTTATGTAGAACAAGCTCAACAACAACAAGCTTATCAACAATCTCAACCCGTTCAAGAAGAATATAATGAGCCATCAAACAAAGCTCGTGACTGGGCAAATAAGAATACTTGGTTTGGAAAAGATCAGGTTGCAACGAGTGTTGCCTTTGCAGTTCACAAACAATTAGAGAATGAAGGCTTTGACACAGAGAGCGATGAATACTACACTGAGATAAACAAGCGAGTGCAACAAGAGTTGCCTCAAAGATTTAACGTGGAGGCAGACAAGAAACCCGTCCAAACCGTCGCCTCAGCCACACGCAACACATCGACTGGACGCAAACAAAATCGTATCGAGTTGACACCGAGCGAACAGCAACTAGCTAAGAAGCTTGGAGTGTCATTTAAAGATTACGCAATACAAAAAGCGAGGTTACAAAAATCATGAGCAAAGAAATAGATAACAAAACTGAAGATAACAGAGCTACTAGAAACTCTGAGACTAGAGAGACAAAAGCCAGACCTAAAGTTTGGAAGATGCCTTCAGCGTTAGAATTACCCGAGGAAGCTGTAAGTTTAGCTGAATCACAAGGTATTACTTATCGTTGGATCAGAGAGTCTGTACTAGGCCAAGATGACAAAACGAATGTCTCAAAAAGATTTCGTGAAGGATTCGAGGTTGTTAGACCAGATGAGTTACCTGGTTTTCATGACTTACCTACGGTCGATGATGGTCGTCACGCAGGAGTAATTGGAGTGGGTGGGTTGATACTGTGCAAAATAGACAAAGAAATCGCAGATCAAAGAAATAGCTTCTTTGAACAACAAACTCAAAACCAAATGTCTGCTGTAGAAAATGACCTAATGCGTGAAGAGAATCCAGCGATGCCGATCTCAAGAGAGATTAAATCAAAGGTGACTTTTGGTGGAGGAAACAGGGGATAACCTTGGGAACTCTGAAATAATTTTATAAAAATAGGAATAAAAAAATGGCAAATCAAGATGCTTCATTTGGATTAAAGCCTGTAAGAATGATGGGTGGCTCACCCTACACAGGCGGACAAAGTCGTTATAGAATTGCTAACAATTATGGTACCAGTATCTTTCAAGGAGATATGGTAATGCAGGTTACTGGAGGCGGTGTAGAAATACATGCTGACGGTGGTACTGTACCGATTGTTGGTGTTTTTAACGGATGTACTTATACAGATCCAACAACTAACGAGCCAGTATTTAGTAATTTTTATCCTGCTAGCACCGCTGCTGCAGATATAATTGCTTTTATAATAGACGACTCTAATGTTGTCTTTGAAATCCAAGCCGATGACACTTTCCCAGTGGCTGACTTACTTGGTAACTTTGACATTGTTTATACAACTGCAGGAAGTACCGTAACAGGTATCTCAGGTGCAGAGTTAGATGTCACAACAGGTGCTACAACAGCTGGTTTACCGCTTAAAGCGATTGATATTTCAGGCGATCCTGAAAATTCAGACGTTGCAACGGCTAATACCAATGTTCTATGCGTAATTCAAAATCATATCTGCGGCCAAAAATCCGCTGGTTTAGCATAATAGGAGTATAACTAATGGCTATAAGTAGATCGCAATTAGCGAAAGAATTAGAACCAGGATTAAATGCCCTATTTGGCATGGAATATTCTAGGTATGAATCACAACATGCAGAAATATTTGAGACAGAATCCTCAGATAGAGCATTTGAAGAAGAAACCATGATCGTTGGTTTCGGTAACGCGAAGACTAAAACTGAAGGACAAGGGGTTGCTTATGACTCTGCATCTGAAGGCTTTACTTCTAGGTATTCACATGAAACCATCGCGTTAGCATTTGCACTAACTGAAGAAGCAATCGAAGACAATCTGTATGACAGATTAGGAGCTAGATATACAAAAGCTCTAGCAAGATCTATGGCACATACGAAGCAAGTAAAAGCTGCTTCTGTGCTTAACAACGCATTCTCATCAAGCTTTACAGGCGGCGATGGTGTTGCACTAGTAAGTACAGCTCACCCATTATCAGGTGGCGGTACTTTTAGTAATAGACCTAGCACTTATTCAGACTTGAATGAGACTTCATTAGAAGATGCTCTTATCTCTGTTTCAACTTTTGTTGATGACAGAAATATGGTTATTGCTTTACAAGGTAAGAAGTTAGTAGTACCACCACAATTACAATTTGTGGTTGATAGACTACTTCAAACTCCTGGTAGAGTAAATACATCTGACAATGACATCAATGCTATTAAGAATATGGGCATGGTATCCGAAGGGTACACTGTTAATAACTTCTTAACAGATAACGATGCGTGGTTCTTGATGACAGACTGTCCTGATGGATTTAAACACTTCGAGAGATCTCCTCTTTCAACTTCTATGGAAGGTGACTTTGATACTGGCAACGTCAGATTCAAAGCTAGAGAAAGATACTCATTTGGATTCTCAAATCCAAGAGCAGTGTTTGCATCTCAAGGTGCATAATCTTAATTGATTATTTAAAGGGAGCTTCGGCTCCCTTTTTTTTTAGATCAAACTAATATACAATCAAAGGACTAGGATTATTAACTTGTTCTATCGACTGACCTAGCAGACAAGCCGAGACAATAGAACTTATTTCCGTAGGAGGAAATTATGGCAAATTCAACATTTAGTGGGCCAGTTAGGTCTGAAAATGGTTTTAAGGTAATCTCAGTAAACAGCACTACAGGTGCAGAAACTGATGTCGTAGACATCGCATCAACAGGTATTGTTACTAACAAATATGTAAAACATGTAGGTTTTGTATCTGGTGTAACAGTAAATAGTACAGCAGGTGATTCACCAACTATAGGTACATTCGTACAACCCGCTAACACAATCATTACAGATATTAAAATTTTCTGTGATGTTGCTCCTGTTATTGGAGAGGGTGATATTGGTTACGAGGTTGGTACAGCTTCTTCTGGAGCACAAATTGTTGCTGCTCAAACAGACGAAATCTTAGATGCTGGTACAACTGTCGTTGTTCACAACGTAACTCAAACTGCTTTAGTTCTTCAAACACAAGATGGAACAACAGCTCCAGCTTCTGTTCAATATACAGACACAGCAAGAAATATTTTCTGTAACATTACTAATACAGTAGATGCTACAACCGCAGGTTCGTTTACTTTCATTATTGAATATACGCAAATAGCGTAAGGGGTAAATTATGGCAGGATATTCAGACGTAAAGGCAGTTACTATAACTGCTGATACAGTAGCCTTAGATGCAGATGGAATATCAGTAGCAGCATCAGTTGGAAATAACGCAGCACTTACTATAGGTGGTGCGTTAGCTTCAGGTGGTTCTTGTACTTTTAATGCGGGTAGAATTGTAACGATCCTTTCTGCTGGTAATGATGCAGCCAAATCATTTACTGTAGTAGGTACTGATGTTAATGGAGACTCTCAAACAGAATCCATTACAGGTGCTAATGCAGGAACGGCTACAGGTACTAAATTCTTTTTAACCATTGCTTCAATAACAGCTGTTGGTAACCCAGCAGGTAATGTTTCAGCAGGAGTTAATGCTTCAGCAGCAAATGTTATATTTGCAGGAAGATCAAGACTTAAAGGTATTTACCTAACAAGTACAGCCACAGCAGGCACTGTTGATTTCTTAACTACTTCTCCTAGCGGAACAAGTCTTATGGGATTAAGCTCTGTTGGTGATGCAGATGCAACAAGAGATGTAGTAATACCAAATGAGGGTGTTTTATTTACTGATGGTATTTTTGTTGAATACACTGTATCAACATTTTTAACCATGACAGTATTTCATGCCTAACAATGGCTAGTAGGCAAAAACCTATTAGAAGAACTACTAAGGGTAAATCAGCTAATTATCGCCCCACCAAAAGTGGGGCTGGTATGACGAAGAAAGGTGTTGCTGCTCATAGAAGAAAGAACCCAGGCAGTAAACTAAAAACAGCAGTTACTGGATCAGTTAAAAAAGGAAGCACAGCTGCAAAAAGACGTAAGTCTTATTGTGCAAGATCAGCAGGACAAATGAAGAAGTTTCCTAAAGCAGCAAAAGATCCTAACTCAAGATTGCGTCAAGCACGCAAAAGGTGGAAATGTTAAATGGCTAAAGCAAAGAGCGGTGGTAAAATTTGTCCTTCTGGTAAGGCTTGGGCAAAAAGAACTTTTGATACATATCCTTCAGCTTATGCAAATATGGCTGCATCTAAGTATTGCAAAGATCCTAACTATGCTAAGAAGTCTAAAGCGAAGAAGATGAAGAACGGAGGTCTTGTTGGTATAAAGGGACAAGGCATTGTTATGAAAGAAAGACTTAGATAATGGGACAACTAGCTCAGTGGAGAAAACAAAACTGGGTGCGTATAGGCACAGATGGTTCTATAAAAGGCCCATGTGGTACAAGCAAAGATAAAAAAAATCCAGATCGTTGTTTACCAAAATCAAAAGCACAAAGTCTTTCTAAAAAAGAAAGATCAACCACAGCTAAGAAAAAGAAAGCAGCAGGTAGAAAAGGAAAGACTGTTGTTGCTAATACAAAGAAAGCAAAAGTTTCTTTGAAGAATGGTGGAGAGGTTAGAAAGATTGCAAAAGGTTGTGGTAAAGTAATGAACAATAGAAGAAAAAAAACTAAATATTCATAGGAGTGAATTATGTTTAAAAGAACTAAAGGCTATTCTAAAGGTGGAGTGTCTAAAGGAACTAAGTATATGTCTAAAGGCGGTACAACAGGTATGACATCTAAAGGAACTAAGTATATGTCTAAAGGCGGTACAACAGGTATGACATCTAAAGGAACTAAGTATATGTCTAAAGGCGGAAAAGTATAATAATTTTTTTACAAAAACAAAGGAGAGAGTGTTTTGTCATATTTAATTTCAAACATCCCGCAGTTCAAATGCTGGGTGAGAAAAGAGTTTACAGCTAACCATAGTAATTATCACGGAGAGTATTTACATGCTCTTGTTATAGGTGTTAATACTATTCCAGATAGATCTTTATCGTTTCAAGTAGTCTTTACAGGTTGCGAAATAG